CCGGTCTTGTACTGCGATCCTACAAAGCAAAAGAGCTAGGTAGTATCGGGTTCCTATGAAAATTATTGTTTTTCTTCATAGTTTTCTCAAGGATCTCTACTATCTTCTTTGACGCTTTCAAAGCTTTGATAATAAGTACCTCGCGAGAGCGTACATAAAAATCTCTGTCTGAAAGTGGGATGTCGACTATTTCAAGAGCAGCTCTCATTTGAGAACCTTCTTTTATAAGTCGAGCGCCTATGGTTGGTTTAAGAAGCTTTAAATAAGTTTCTTCAGCCCTCCCATAGATTTGCAGGAATGGAACTGATTCGATTAAATCGAAACAGTCCGCCCCACCATCTCTTAAGGAGGTGATAACCATAACCATATTGGTAGCTAAGCTACCTAATGGTTCTGGATTATTACCAGTGATTCTGTCCCGACTTTCAATAAATAAATCAGTTACGACATTACCTGCTATATATTGTGAAAACAATAAAGTAGTAGATTTTGTCCAACTGACTTGTTTATTAGTGGATTCAGCTACGTATTCACGTAATGTGAGACCTAGATCTGATACACCTTGAAGGTGGAACATTAATCCTATACCTAATTTAATTTTTGGAAGGAAACGTTTAATATTTTTTGCGTTCCAACCTCTAATTAAAACTAGGTAATCCTTAATAGATGCCCATATATTTGAGTCCCAATCCTTAAAGGTCAGCTCATGAACTATAGTAGCAATACTTGAAAAAGTATTGTTTCTTAATTCATAAAGAGCTGCAATAGGGAAAGGAGAGATATTCTTATTATCAAAGTAAAATTGTTTAGCAAACTCATATAATCGTTTACTAACATGTGTTTTACTTTCATTAAAAGGAATATCCCACTCAAAAAGGAGATCCTTATACTCTTTGGCAACGGTATCATCAGCAATGACGATATCATCACCTAAAAGACAATAAGGACATCGTTTCCAGTTTCGATTTGCCTTTTTACAAGCAATAAAAACTAAGAAATGATGAGCAATTGCAAAGGTAGCCCATGATGAATAGGCTCCCATTGGATTACCAGTCGTATAGATTATCTTACGACCTTTGTAGTCAAATGGAAAACCTACCATTATGTTCTGCCATGCATCTGCATATTCCTTACCAAACCAAGTTGACAATATCAGCTTCTCAATGGCTATCGGAAATCTATCCGTAGCGGTTGTTAAGTCAATACTGTGAAAGCTAGAACCCTTTCGAGGTACTAGTTTTCCTAACCACTTTGTTTGGTTATGGGTGCAATCCTGGTTAATTCTAGAGAGAAATCTATATAGGTAATTGTGCAAAGGGCGTAAGCCTGATTGCGACCAATAATCTAATATAGCTACTTCTCTAGTTTTCCCTTCTTTATCTCGGATTGCCACAATCTTTCTAAATTCTTTGCCCTTTGCAGGTGCATAGAACTGGAAAAACCGAGGTATTCTTAGATAAAGATCGAGAAACCGATTCATAAGATCACCTAACTTGTTACCAGCAATTTTTATTATATCTAATTGAAGGTGACAAGGTATGTGATATATATCCCAAAAAGAAGACCATAAGGCATGATGCCCTGTAGGTCCCGTTTTTGAGGTCATATGAAAAGCTCTAAACGTTAAACGTTTAGGAATTTTCCCAATATGAATTGGATTAACCCCTAAAGCTTCTTTGAGGAAAGGTCGAACATAAGATTGAATCGATGAGAGGGTACCAACATAGTTGGGCTCTTTCTCAATGCTTTCGAATGATGGATCTTCCTTTAACCTGATAAATCTTGTACTGTATGTAACCGATAAAATTAGCCTTATTAAAGGGTAGTTTAACGAGTTATCACAGAGACTTGATTTAAAAGGTAAAAGAGCTTTAGGCAGATAGTTTTGAACTCCGCTTCCTAAATTTCCTAAATAGGAAATTAAAGAAGATCGAAGATGTTTAGAATATAAAATTGCTTGGCTTGCGCCTCGCGTATTATAAACTAAAGCAATCTTTGATAGAACCTTTTGCAGTAACAAGGTTTCGGTTGAACTAGCTTTCGCTAGCCTACTAAGCCAAGTTAAAATAGATTTGAATAGCTTAAGGGGAAACCCTTTAAGTTTTCTAAGTTTAAATTTTTTAATTTTAGAATTCTTACTATTCAAAGATCTATTTATCATTGGGTTGTATTACCAATGGTAGCCCTTTAAAGAAACGGACTCGGC